AAATACCTTCTTTTAACTGTATTAGACCTGTATTTATAATTTCATTAAGCTATCACGCCATAAGCTAAATATAATAAATATTAATTAAAGAGCAACAATTTGTTTATATTTGATTTATGTTGTATTTAATAATGTACAAGATTAATTAAACTCAAGGTGAAGAGTATGGCAAAAGAAATAGTTGTAGCTGAAGATAAGCGAAAAGAACTAGTTAAAGAGATGCTTGTGTCCAAAGGGCCAAGAATGATGAAACTATGTATGGAGTTCATAGAAGATCATTTTAATGATGACGATAAGGATTACAGGAGGGATGCACATAAATTATTCGGCAAATGGTTTGATTCTCAAATACCTAAAACCCAAATAATTGAAACAAACAATGGCACAAAGATGATGGACAAGAGACTAGAAGCATTCATAAATATGATGTCTCAAGAGATGCCAAGAATGATTGAAGTGGAAGAAGGCCAAATAATAGGCGAGTCTGAAGCAAAAGAAGTGAGAGGACAACAATGAGCGAAATAACAACAGAAGAAAAACTAAGGAGTATGACTCTTTTTCAGTATGTTGTTGTTTTCGGCTCTATACTTGATCAAAATCCAGAAAATAAAACCTTTAAGAAGCGCATTCCATTTAAGTTATGGCCTAGACAGGTAGAATGCTGCAACTTCATAGAGAAAGAACAAATAACACTCCTGCCTAAATCAAGACAGAAAGGTCTTTCTGAAATAGCAGCAGAGCGAGCGCTATTTACTCTATTTAAGAATGAAAATATAGAGGGTGTGGCAATATCAATTTCTGAAGATGTTGCTAAGTACTTCCTAGAGAGACGTGTACTTCCTAAGTTTCAAGAACTAAATAAGAACTTCCCAGGTATGTTTCCACAGATAGTAGGAACCCCTACAAAAGATAAAATAGTATGGGAAGGTAATAGAGTAATTAATAGTATAGCTTCCTCTAATACAGCAGCAGCCTCAAGAACCCTTGACTTCCTTATAATAGATGAAGCTGGTGGTATTGATGAAAATAGAGGTAAACTCGGAGAGGCTAACTCAATATTTAAACCAATATTAACTAACTCAATGCCAGCTCTCAACCAGAACTCATCGGCTTGGGCTATGATAATTGGAACCTCTGTTCCTGGTAGTTATTATAATCAACTAGTTAGAGAAGCATACGAAAGTAAGAATACTACTCACATAAAATACTTCTTCATTGGATGGTGGCATCAACCAGGAAGAGATAAAGCTTGGTATCTTAGAGAGAAGGAAGTCCAAAAAGATGATATGCCTTTACAGCATCCTACAGATATGGAGGACTTCTTCTATATTAAAGATGGACTTGTGTTTAAACATCTTGACCATAGGGAAGGAGGAAGACACATTGTTGACTTCACTATTGGTACAGAGATCAGAAGAAAGCTAGATGAAGAAATAGAGAGATTTAAGCCCTCTTGGAATAATGACTTTATTACAGCTTATGATCATGGCACCAATCACCCAGCAGTCAACCTTTATGGTTTGTATGATCACTACAAGGACATTCTATTCATCTTTGATGAAACCTTCTTTCAAGAAGGGCACGGGAAAGACGTTAAAGAGATTAATGATGAAATAAATAAGAAGATGAAGAAGTTTCCTAGAAAACCAGATAGGGAAGTTGCTGATGGGGCAATATATAATGAGATTGGTGTAGAGAGTGTAGGCTCAAGGTTCAGGAAAGAAGGAAGAAACTTTAAGAAAGCTAAGAAGCATGATGAGTCTGCAAGTAGAGATTTACTTTCTAGTAGATTTAGGGATAATACAATATTCATACATCCAAGATGCCATAATCTTATTAAGCAACTTAAAGATTACAGGTGGGACGCAAAGAGTAAAGGTGAAAAACCAATACAGAAAGATGATGATGCCATTGATGCATTAAGATATTTATGTTCTGAGTGTAAAACGACTAACTTCAAGCCAAAGCAAGACCTTCCAAGTGCTTATCAGGTCTCATATGAGGAAAGAAAATTGAAAAATAGAGATAGTAATTATGGCAATTTATCGTGGGAGGCATTTTAATGGACGTTATCAAATGCAGAAACAAGAAAATAAAGAAAGAAAACGAATATGAGTGCGGTCGTTTCCTCATGAAGTTTGTTAACGGAGATATTCATATCCCATGTCCTGTATGTGGACATTATGCAATAATCTCTATAGTTGAAAGTGAATTAATGGTAATACATGTAAATAAGAAAAGTGAGGAAAAAATATGTCAGAAACAGACAATATAATGGAAAAAGATACAGGCTTAATGCTTGATTTCTGGGAAAGCCAGAAGCCTAATGGTGATATTGATTTAGAAGCCCAAAAGATGAAAGCCATAGAGACAACAAGGTTCTATTCTGATCTTTATACTAATGCTGTAAATGCAAGAGAACAAGAAAGAACGAATGCTGAGAATGCATTTAATGATTATATAGGTATAAATGGAAGGCAATGGGATTCTCATGCCTTAAAGATTCTTACAGAACAAAAGAGACCAGCTAATACATTTAATTTAATTAAGTCAAGTGTAGATAAGGTGTATGGGCAGCTTGTAATGAACCCGAACACAATCAACTTTACTCCAATCAATCAGAGTGAGACTTCTGAAGTTAATATAGTTCAGAGTTTATATGAGTATGATTTTGAGAGAGGGAACTGGCAGAAAGAGAAGAATAAGTTTACTAAAGACTTAATTATACATACTGGCATACTTGAGATGTATAAGGACTATAGACATAATAATGTTCTTGGTAATATTAGTATTAGGTCATTGAATAGATTTACAGATATTGAGTTTGATCCATTCTGGAACACTGATGATATGAATGATTGTCAGATTATATTCAAGCCAACATGGAAAACCGCTAGACAGCTTAAAGATGAGTATAAAACAAAGTCTATTGAGATAGACGAAGCTATAAAGTCTTTTGAGAGAAGGGATGGGTATTCTCCTTATACAGAAACAAAGGAAGAATTAGCCCAAAGAACAACAGAGTATTATGATACTGAGAAAGACAGATATAGAGTGATTGAAGTTGTTTACATGCAAAAGGTTATGAAGACTAAGCGCTATTCTCAAGATATGCAAAGATTCTTACAAGATAATGAGAATCCAGACACGATGAGAGGATCTAATGACACAATAATTGACTACCAAGAATGTGAGAATGTCTGTAAAGTGATTACAATGGTTCCTGGTGTTCAACATGGACTTATACTTCAAGAAGGCAAACACCCTATACAGATTGGTAGACTTCCATTCTTTGTGGCTTCTGCTGATATGACAATGGGAGTTAGACAAGGCTCTGTAGCCATAGTGTCTGACGCTCAGAGAGTCCTTAATAAACGTCAATCAATGATTACTGGAAACCAGATAACAAGTACAAATGGCGGACTCATTGTAAAGGAAAACTTCTTTAAGGATAACGCAGAATACAATAATTTTGTATTAAACAGGAACGTTCCTGGTAAAGTATTTAAGGCTGATGATAACACAAAATTATCCGATGGAATAATGGCAGTACCTACAGGACAAGAACCAAGAGACTTATTTGAATCAGTTAAATGGGCAGAACAGTTTATAGAGAAGTCTTTAAATATTACTGATTCTATTTCTGGTAGATCTGGCGGCGCTAATGAGTCTGGAACATTATTTGAGTCTAAAAAGAGTCAATCACAGATAGCTCATGTGAATATTTCAGAGACAATTGCACAGATAGACAAAGAACTTGCAGAGGGTTATTTCTATGCCTGTAAGTCAATATATAAAGGACCAAGAAGAACTTTAACTAACGCCAAGTCTGGAAAACAGATAGAGATTAATAAAAGATTAATGGTTGAGTCTCAAGAGATTGGAGAGTCAGAAGAGGGTGGTCCAATTGTTAATTATCTATCAAACTTTGAGACAATCAATGAGATAGCCACTCTTCCAAGGCATGATGTTGTCATAAAAAGAAGTGAATTAGGTCTTGATCAGAAACAAAGAAGCCTGAGTATATTTAGCGAGATGATGCAAAGATCAAATAATCCAATCTTTAAGAGTATATATGAAATGGCAATGGTTCCTCTTCTTGAAATACCTGAAGAACTTATTCCATCAATGAATCAAGCTGGACGGATGTTTGTAGAGCTTCAGATTGCACAAACTAAGAACAACATTAAGCTTCTTAATGATGCCATGATACAGTCTGATGTAAATACAAAGATGTTACAGGCTCAGTCAGGGCAACAGCAACAGCAGCAAGGGCAACCAGCACCAGACGCAAGACAAGTGGCGAATGGGGCAGGAATGGGTAATTTACCAGAAGGAATAGCAAAGGATTCTTCAGGAGCTAATAACCAATCTGCTAGTGATGTATAATTGTAATGGGTACAAGTTAGTACCCTATTTAATAAGTACTAAATTAAATACTTTAATAAATACAAAAATATATTGCAATTTATTTACATAATTGTTTATTTTTAAATACAAGTCAAGGCCAGACTAAAAAATTAATGGCGATCTACGGATCTAACCTACAAAAAGGAAAAATAAGGATGAGTGAAATCCAAGACAATACAAATGAGACAGTTGCAAAAAAGTATTTGGCAGGCGAGATCGAATTAGATTCTCTAACCGAAGATCAGGTAAGTTTAGCGGCTGAAATGGTTGAAAACTTTAGCGAAGATAATGTTGAAGAAGAACAGGAGCAAACACAAGAGTCAGAAATTCCAGAATTAATTAAAGAAGTAGGTGATGAAGAAACTGATAAGATAATTCCTTTCAGTGAACACTTGCGACTTAAAGAGGAGATGGAAGAGAAGAACCGCTATAAACAAATTGCAGAAGATAGAGAAAGAAAACTTAAGTCTCTGAAAGAAGATCCTAGCTACCTTGCTAAGTTTCTTGGAAAAGAAATTGAAACAAAGGTTGATACAAATAAGGATTATCTTGCAGATGAGTACCTTGCTCAGATAGATACACTGAAGAATAAGTTAGAAGAGATTGAGAAATGGAGAAATGATAAAGAAAATCAGGAAACAGAATCTCAAACTAGAAATAAACTAAAAGAAGAACAGTTATCATTATTTGACGAGATTGGGAGATTGCAAAGTGAATTTCCGCAACTCAAAACAACAGAAAGTTTTCAATCAATAGACACAAAATTTGTTCAATGGCAACAGTCGGCAATAATGGCTGGAGTGGATGTTGATAAATATATAGACAATGCTGAATATAGAAAGGCTGTAGATGCAAAGGGTTATAAACTCAATGTGGACGCAAAGGATCTTGATAAAGCAATTAAAATATATGATGTTCATAAACAATATAAGAGTGAGAAAGAAGGCGGCTATAAAACATCATTAAGTAGAGTCTTTAAGGATAAGCCCATTTACGAGGAGATGATTAAATCTAAATACGGATCACATCAACTCGCAGACGATGACGCTTTAGCAGCTAAGATAAGAGAAAGATCTACAGAGCCTCAAATAATGAACTCTGGGAACGCTCCTACTAGCACTGGTAACTTAGAGGCATTAATAGCAGAGATGGAAGTAATTTCATTGAAGACAAGCCCAAGCCAGAATGACGAAAAGCGTTATCGAGAACTAGAAAAAATGTTAGATAATTTAATATAGGTATACAAAATGGCAGGATCATTAAATTACGCAGAACGGCTAACAGCTGAACTCGAAGACCAACTTTTGACTATAGATGGAGATGCTACAAGTCAGGCATCTGGATTAGTGCTTACATCGGCTAATGGAACAGAATATAAACTTTCAGTAAGTGACGCTGGTGCGCTAACTGCTGAAGCGGTATAAGGAGATAATAAGATGGCTCAAAATTCAAGAGTAACAGATGCTTTAATTCAGAAGAATTATGAAAACATGCTTAGAAAAACCGTTGAGGGAGATGATATTTTCTCTCAATTCAGAGCTGACATTACAGGTGAAGGTAAACTTCCAGGTAGTATCATTGCCGTTTCTAAACAATCAGGACAAACTTCAAAAGTACTAGGGCTTATTAAGGCTCTTAGTGGTGCTGGTATTAGTGGGCGTAATTCACTTGCCGGTAATGAAGAAAAATTAGAAATCCTTGACTTTACTGCTTATGCAAATGAGTTCAAATGGGGTGTTAATGCTGAAGCTTTCGGTATTGATGCTGTAGCAAACAAACCATACGCACTTCTTAAACTTGCAGTACCATTACTCGGTGAGTTAATGGAGAAATATAAAGGAACTCACAGACGTGAAGCTCTCAATCAGAGATATTCTTCTAATCTCGTTGAGGCTCCTTCAAGCAGAGTTCAACACATCAATGCTAATTTGCACGTGGCTGGTGTTGCAATTAGTTCACAGCCTGCATATAGCGATACACTTGCTACGTATGCAACTGCAATTAATACAGCAATTCCAGATACCCCAGCCGCTGGAAATCAAATGACATTTGCTGCCATTAAGACTCTTGAGAAATGGGTACTTATTAGCAAAAGAATTAAACCTCTTGCAAATGGTAAATACATCGTAACAGTTCCAACTAATCAAAAATACATCCTCATGGATGAAGATTCTGGTCTTGGAAAAGTGTTTAAAAATTCAACTGAATCAATGAAATCATTGAAAAACTGGATTGGAGAATGGTCACGCTTTGTATTTGTTGAAGATTTTCGCAACTCTGTACTAACAGCTACAGATGGTGCTTCTTCAACTCTTGTTTGGTCTTATACAACTGTAGATGATTCTCGTCCTACTGTTGGCGCAGACAAATGGGATGTTGGCTACGTTCTTGGAATGGATGCATTGATCGAGCTTGAGCTTGAGGCATTACACCTTGAGAAAGACAACACTGTTGAGTATGGACGTGAACAACGTACAGGTGCATTTGCTAACTATGGCGACCAGTTGCTTGAATGGGCAGATGGAACAGACGTAAGACGCAACTACGGCTCAGCTGTAGTTCTGTATGTTTCAGAATACTAAATAATCAGGGGGTTAATAGCCCCCTTAATTAAACTAAAATCCAATACAAACGAAGGATAGAAAATGGCAATTAAATGGCTAAAGGCAAGATGGAAAGATTCTAACGCTGGTGGTGGTGTTAGCATACAAGGCTTTAAAGAAATTAGAGAACAATTCATTGAAAGACCTGATGGTGGACAAGAGTATGTAAGAGATAAAGTCCCTACAATGGTAACTATACAGGTGAGAAGAGCTGACGATAAAGATCCAATTGAAAAAGGTGATCAGGTCTTTAGGCTAAGGAAAGGTGAGTTCATTGTTCAAGAAATAGAAGATAATGTTAAGACATTGAAGAATTGGGTCAAGAAAGGTGTTATTCAGATGTCTGATTGGGATTTGCAAGAAGAATATTCTGAAGTAGAACTCCCAGCTCAGGTCTCAGAAAAAATAATTGAAGAAGCTACTGAGACATTCGATATTACATTAAAGGATTCCAAGGCAGCTAAAGAGAAGAAGAAGCAAGAAACATTAGAAAAGCTTCGGAATAAAAACAAAAGCGAGTAATAATGACTACTGTAGAATACATTAATTGGATTCAAAAAAGAACTGGAAACCAGGTAACTGTTGATGAGATGCGTGTTTTAGTTAACGAAGCACAAAATAAGATCTTTACATATAACACCTATTTCAACAAAAAGAAGCCACAGAGTTCTTGTTTCATTGACACCACTTCTGGTATTCTACAGTATACAATTTCAGACGGCTCAATGCGTACATTGACTGAGATTTATACTATTGATGGATATGATGAGAGAGTCATTGTCCCAACTGAGATTGAGAGCGCATTAAGTCCTGGCGATGATATTATAGTTTACTTTAAAGAAGACCCAGGAACTACCACAGAGCAATATTACTACGATGCATACTTATGGCCTTTCAATGGTCAAATAACATCTACATCTGTACAATTAAGCCTTCCTAGTAAAGCTCAGACTGACTTATTATTCTTTATGGTTAGCAAGATGTTAGAAGTTGACAAAGACGGTAGATCTATTTATAATGACGAAGAGGAGCAGCGTTGGCTTAGAGATTGGTTTACGTTCGCTAATAAAGGGACGGGATCAGAGCCTTCAACTCCTAAATATCGTGGTGTATAATGAAAGGCTTTCAGAGAACTAGAACTAAGGCTCAAGATTTAACAGAAATAGTTAGCAAGCAAGATGGTTTCTTAGGTGGTCTTAATTCAGACAATCCCAAGAGTGAAGTTGGCGACACGCAAGTTACAGTTCTTAATAATGCCATTCCATTTAGAGATAGGATTGAGGCAAGAGCTGGAATAAAGCCATTAACTGGATATGTTATAACAGGAGAAGATGATGAAGGTTTGCATTATGAAACAGATCAATCTCCTTTCTATAATCAAGAATTTGATGAATTTTTCTTTAATCCAGGAGTAGCGGATCCAACAATAATTGAAAATAGAGGACACAAAGGTAGAGAAGTTACCAAATGCTTTGGATACCCATTCAATGACGGTACCGATCCAGACTTATTTCTTGAAAATTTTTCAATTAAAGACTCTATATTTTTCTCTTCCTATACTGATGTAGGAGGAGGGATAATAAGAAACAATATAATAGAATATAGAAAAGATTATGATGATTATTTTGTAAGGCCTTTAAATGGTAATAGCGGAAAAGTTGGAGGTATAAATGTCTCTAATACTAGTACTGGAGCATTTTCATATACATTTCAAGCTTCTTTTGTTAGAATAATTAATGGAGTTGTATTAGCTGAAAGCAAAATACAAACAAGAGCAGATATTAATTTTTTGACTGAATTTGATGATACCGTAAAGTATTTGTCTTTGGATAATGCTCAATATTATCCTGATGAATTATTTGATACTGCATCTCCTTTCTTTTCTGGTACTGATAATTTTTATACTCATGCTAGATATTATAGATCAACCATAATAGACCCAGCAGTCGTCTTTACAACCGCTCCAGACTATGGTATAAAATGCTATCATGTTGGAGATTATCCATTAAATGATATACCTTCTCTAAGTCCTGGAGTTGTTTTTCTTGACTTAAATGTAAGTGACTCAACTCTAATTTCAGATTCATCAAGGGCTACTATATGGCAAGCTGGATATCAGCCAATATATGGCTCTAATATAGCTACAAACTCAAGTGGAATATTTATATGTAGAAATGAGAGCAAGAAGAATGAATTTATTTATTGTCCAATAGGATCTGGAGATAATCAAAAATACTTTGGGTGGTATAATCCATTATTTCAATACGGAAGTGTTGATGGTGACATAACTTCTTTGACTGATATGGGGACATATGTACTTATAACAACAAGAACAAAGTCATATTATGTTGATACTGTTAATTATATTGAGGATGAATCACAGAGAGCTTTAGGAATATTTACTCCAATATTAAACCAGGCTGTATTGATAAGTAGTAGTATTGGTATTGAATTTAACCAAAGGAAGGCTCTGGTAAGTTCATACACCGGTACAGTGATAGGAGTTACAAATGAAGGTGAAATAAGGCAGTTTTCAAACTATCAATGGGGGGTAGATCTTTCATCTAATAAGGTGAGTTCAATAACTAAGGGAATTATTTTAAATAATAATTCATATTGTCAGGCGGCATTTATTAATGACTCATACTATTTAGGTTATGAAACAGGTGAAATAGTAGATGGATTAGATGAGTATAAAACATTGCGACTCGGTACAACAGAAGAAGCAGGAAACGGGTTCTGCGAGTTTGGCGGGGGAAGATGGGATATAGGAGAAGGTACTACATTCTTTTATAACGTAAAAGGAAAGTTAAATGTTTTAGTAAAATATAGAACTTCTCCAACAGTTGTCCTTAAAGAGATATGTGAATATTCAGGTGATAAATTTGATAATAAATTAACTAAAGATATAATTGACGTTTATGAATCTGGAGTATATTCTGAAACGATATATTCTGACATTCCTTGTGAGATAGAGTTTCCAGAAGTTACAGCAGCAAGTGAGAGCTACTTTCTGTATTTCCTTAAAGCTCACTTCTTTTTAAGAGCTGATAGATATTCATACAAAGTCGCAAACGAGACACTGAAAGGATATGAGATAGAGGACACTGACTTGTCATTAATAAGCCTCTCAGATATAGAGTTTGGAATGGATGCCAGAAAAGGTGAATCCAATACTATAATTGAATCAAATAATGATTTTGATGCAGAGAGTGGCGTAACATTAAGTAGAGAAGTTCAGGATCATAGGATTAGATTAACTCTACGTGCCGATTCTGGAGGTTTTCAGCTCACTGGAATGGAGTCTCACTTCAAGAGACATGATAGAACACAATTAAATCAAACTACCTCTGAGCAGTATATAGAGTCTCTCAATAGTGGCCTCTATTGCTTTATAGATGAAACACTAAAGAACAATGCTTTAGGTCTAACTAGAGGTGCTACATTTGATATAGGGGCACCAATTGAAGGGGCTTTACTTGCCTCCAATCCAGAAGGTTTATTGATAGAAGGCACTGAAGCGTCTTTGTCAATAGGGCCAAGTGGACTAACGGATGGGATAACATTATTTGATATAGCAACGCCTACGGTTTATGAGTTTCAGCTTCCTTACGTAGCGGATTTAACTACAGCTACAATTATGTATTGGGAAAAGGCTAATACAGGATCAATAGCTGTAGGATGGAGCTTCTCTGGTTTACATAAGTATGAGTTTTTTGGGTCTAACTCTGTAGCATGGAAGCATGTGGCTCATATTTACAACGGCACCCAATGGGATGTGTATGAAGACGGGGCTTTAGTTTCTACATCGGTTGAAGCGTTAAGACAAGATATAAAGCGTCCTTCTGTAAGAATTTATGGAGAAGGGCAGTTATCAGACATAAGAATGTATAATAAAGAAGTTACAGTTGAGGAGCTTTTATTCTATATTAATAATATCCTCAACGACGAAGGAGATTATTTTAATGGCTATTAAGACAGAAACACAACTAAAAGAAGCAATTGCAGAGAATAAACTAACAAAGCAACTATTGATAGATTTAATAGATTCTATTATAGCTCTATCTCCTGAAACTGGCATATTTATAGACGGAATCGGTAATACTGGTGGTGGGGCATTTTCACTATATAATCTTATTTCTGGTATTAATAATACCGCATTTGGGAACTCTACACTACTTAAAAATACTACAGGATATCGTAATACTGCTTCTGGATTTAATTCAATGTACAATAATACTATAGGATATTATAATACATCGTCAGGATCTCTTTCGTTGCACGATAATACCGACGGGTATTTAAATTCAGCATTTGGATATTTTGCACTAAGGTTCAATTCTAGTTATTTTAACTCTTCAGGTTTTGGTTCAAATTCAGCTGTAACAGGGTCTAATCAAGTTCAGCTTGGTGACTCAGCAACAACTACATATGTATATGGAACTGTTCAAAATAGGTCAGATGAGAGAGATAAGGCAGATGTAACGCCTTCTTTATTAGGACTTGACTTCATATTAAATCTTCAACCAGTTGACTATAAATGGGACATGAGAGAAGACTATGCGGAAATAATTGAGGAAGAAGTTGATGTTGATGGTGTTAAAGAGAAAAAAATATCAGTAATAGAGCATGAAAGAGATGGTTCTAAAAAGAGAGAAAGGTTTCATCATGGGTTCATAGCGCAACAAGTTAGAGATTCAGGATTTGATTTTGGTGGATTTCAAGATCATTCAATAGCTGGTGGAAAAGATGTCCTATCACTTGGATATGATGAATTTATTGCACCAATGGTAAAGGCAATTCAAGAACAGCAAGAAATGATAAATGAACTTAAATTAAGAATAGAGACATTAGAAAAATAGGACAATAATATGGCAAATGAAGTAGTACAATATGACGCAAGTACAGGAATTACAGTTACACCTACGGTTGTTTTGAATTTCCCTGCACAAGAATATACAATGATTAGAGTTAAAAATGAAACAACAGTAGATGTACTAATGTACTTCTCAGATGGAACCTCCACTGGCCTTGGAGCAAAATTCATTGTGAAGGCAGCGGATGACTTCCTGCAGGCTTTCAAATGCACAGGAAAAGTAAGTTTAGCTGTGGCTTCTGGAGGCCCTACAACAGGAAATTTCTTTGTACAATTAACTAAGGCATAGAATGTTAAAAAGACAATCTCAGGGCTGCTTTAATGGCTCTTTAGGCGTATTAGGTGGTGGAATTGGAGGAGCTTTGTCTCCTGGAGTTTATCCATGTAATGCAGCAGGAGTTAGAACCTATTTTGGTTCTGCTGGTAACTATACAGGAATAACAGAAACGGCTTCTTATACAATATATTGGTTTGAGGTGTTGTCTGATCTGTCTGTAACAGCAGTACAGAATACAGGGCCAAATGCATTAAGCTTAGGTGAAAACACCCCTATACTAATAACTGGGGTTGATAATAGTGCAAATGTAACAATGTTCTTAGCAGATGCTTTCACTATCACTACAACTCCTGATGCTTTCAGTTTCTTATTAGACCAAGAGCTTGCAGCACTTGTATCTGGTGATGTATGGTCACAAGTTCTTCCTAGTTCAGCAGTTGTTAGAAGTGCTTTTCAGTTGCAATACATGGGCGGTCAAGATACGTTAGAAGGTGATTATGGAATATATTACCAATTCACAGACCCTAACGGAACTACCTTCTACTCAACAGATAATAGTCAGACATTCAAGTGGGCACCACGAGTAGTTATAGTTGCAGTTGATGGTAATTACAACATGCGTGATGCTTTGCCAGACATTGCAAAATCAAGTGTCAACGTTAGATATATAGTAGGATTAGAGGTACTCACAGAAGATAATGAGCCTGTTTATGATGTTGATGGTAAAGTTATTTATTTTGGTGATGTTAGTGATGAAGTACAGGTTGCATATGCATTGACCGAAGGCATTAATAGCATACAGATTACTGATGTTGCTGATGATTTTGGAAATCTGAAAGATTCAGATATTAAGACAATAATTGCTACAATACCTGAAATTCTTCCATACTCGCCTAAAGTATGGGATTATACTACCGATGAATTTAGATTGGATGCTGAATCTACATCACTTACTGAGCTTAACGGAAATCCAACTGGTACAGCTACATTGACTCATAGAGTCCCGCCTACTTTTGTTGATTATAGTGAGGATATTTACCATACGGTAACTAATTTAGCTCAGTTTCAGAATTCATCACCACTAATGAGAATAGCCTTACAGGTAGTAGAGGCACCTTATTTACAAAACAATAACACTATATTTAAGCCAGAAACAACATGGGGATTTAGTGGGTTTTTTAAATATAGTGGCACAAGTTTTTATTTGTGTGGAAGAGAAGGCGCTACATGGGGAAATGGTACTTCTATCCTAGTAACTGGTGGGGGAATAACTATAAAGGTTGGTGGTACTCAAAGATCTACTAATTTAATATATGGTTCAGCAAACTGGAATCATATTTTTTGGCAAAATTATTATAATGGGTCAGCATGGGTTGATGACCTATACCTCAATGGTGACGTTGTTTATACGAACAGAACAACAGAAAGAGGAGTAAATACAAGTAATGTATTGCCGCTTTTTGGTGGCGGGTGGACTATTGATACTAATATAGATCCCGACATAGACAGCCAAAGTTTAGTAGGCGGGAATTTAAGTTCAATAAGATTGGCAGAAGCCAAATTGAGTCTTAGAGAAATAAATGGTTTACTTTACAGAAATTATAAAGTAATGCTTGACCTTAAAAATGGCGATTCAATAACAACTGGTTATGACGGCAATCCGTCTTGGTGGGAGTTATGGAGAGATAATGCATACACTAAAAATCTGAAGGTTGAATGCCCGAATATAGCTATAAGTGCGCAGACATTTTATAACGCAATGCCAGTATCTCCTGAAGCTGGTTTTTTGGCAAAAGGTAACTGGGTTACAGGAGGGAGGCCAACTCCGCACCCTACGCAAAGCTGTGAATACATGTATGAAACATTTAACCCAGATGTAGTCACAGTGTCATTCACTCAGAACCATGTTTTTTATGACTATACAGAGAAGAATACATCAGGAACGGGCTCAACTGGAATACCTTCCACATTAGGGTACAATGGCTATGCTGACGAGTTTCTATATGGGCACAAATCTATAGAATCATGGCTGACTGCTAGGAATATAAATTTCTTTTGGGGGGCGCATGTTCCTAATAATTCTACTGCTATAAAAACTGTAGACAATATAGCAATGAAAGATGTTTTAAGATCATGTGCTGATGATCTTTTAGCTGATTCCGCAAACCTAACAAATGTTTATCATTTCCATTACCTACTTAGAGAAACTGATAACACATGGGTAGCATCATTAGAGCAGGGTGATGGTATACATCCAAATACAGCAGGGATGGCTATCATGTACACCCCTATTGAAGATTTAACTTTTCAAAGATATATTGAAACTAGGGAACAAAACTACATCCCTAGAATAACGTATCTAGATCCCATTGAAGGAGGAACTGTTTTCACTTCCCCTTACGATATTATTCACGCCCATGATGGGACAGAAGTAACTACAACTACCAGCCTAACTGAGGGCGGCAACACAATAAATAATGAATGGACTAATAGTTACGGATTTATTGGCTATGGTAGTGTTACTTTTACCTATGCAATACCTCCACTTTATAACCCATACGCCCAATATATTATGGATGCAATTACATCAAGTGAGTTCACCGATACTAGTGTAAACATGATAAATGCGCCTATTCAGGGAACCGAGACTATAAGCGGGTCTAGGTGGTTATGTAGTGCCGTTGACAGTATGCATTTACCTAATGTAAACATGAGTAATGGTCATGCACTTAATGATGAGTTTACTCATTCAATATGGATAGAGAAAACAAATGATACAGGGGTGCAAAACTTATGTGGGTTATTACCAAATACATTTTCAATTATTTTTGGTTGTTATTGTAATGGTACAAACATTGAGTTTGTTATTGGCGGAACTTATTCTGGCTTAATTAGTGGTATAAATATAGCAAAAGGTAGAACTCATTTAGCTTGGCAGAACAGAGATAGTGGCGGCGGTGTTTATGTGGTAGATATTTATGTTGATGGATCTTTCTCAGTAAGCCTTTCAACTAGAGGAACCAATACCACCACAATAGATGCAATGGTTGGAGCTAAAAGCACAAGTAACACATTGGCGACAGCGTCTCCTACGGCAGGATTTAACGGATATATAGATAATTACCAATTCTTTAAGAGGGCATTAAGCTCTACAGAAATATTAGATATTTACACCGCAGAACTATAATTAAACAGCCCCACAGACAGGGGCTTAACTTTTAGATGAGATAAAGGAATAAATAAATGAAAACAATATTAATACTATCACTTTTAATGATCTCGCTGGCATTCAGTGGGTTCACTCATGTAAC